TAGGCGCAAAGGGCAGAAGCATAGCGGGCACCATAAATTTGCTGGCGGTGATATTGAGCCGCCAAATGCCGATTACTTTAAAGAGCTGCGGCGCGTAAGCAAAAACCAGATTATATGGGGGGCTAATCACTTCATTAGCAAGATGCCTCAACCTGCAGACTCGCCATGCTGGGTTATGTGGGATAAAGGGTTTAGCGATGAGGTTACTTTTGCTCAGTTTGAAATGGCATGGACGAGTTTTTCAAGCACTTGTAAGAAGTTTGATAAATCGCCTAACGACCCATCACGCATCCATCCAACCCAAAAGCCCGTAAAGCTATACGAATGGCTGCTAAGCAACTACGCAAAGGAAGGCGACCGAATACTCGATACACACGGCGGGAGCATGAGCAGCATGATTGCTTGTCATTATGGTGGCTTTGATGCGGTTTGTTGCGAGCTTGATAAAGACTATTTTGAGGCTGGAAAGCTAAGATTTGAAAAAGAAACCTCACAGCTTGCAATGTTTTAGATACCCGCTATAATAATTATTAATCAATAGTGAGTGTCTATTATGTTTTATCAAATACCCTTCCACCCAAGATATGAAATATCTGAAAGCGGCATTATCAGGAATCGAGAAACAAAAGCAATTAAGAGTCAATACGTCGGTAGTACTGGCTATTACATGGTGAGCTTTAGTTATGACGGAAAATCAAAGCCTCAAAGGGTTCATAGGCTTCTAGGGATTACTTTTATAGATAACCCTGATAGTTTGCCAGAAATAAACCATATTGATGGGGATAAGTTAAATTATAAATTATCTAACCTTGAGTGGGTTACTCACGCTGAAAATATGAAGCACGCATTTGCAACAAACTTAGCGAATAATACAGGCGAGAAAAATGGACAATCGAAACTAAAAGAGCATCAAGTTATGGAAATAAAAACTCTTTTATCCTCGGGGAATTTATCACAATACAAGATAGCTGATTTGTTTGGAGTCTCTAGGTCATGCATTTTAGGAATTAAACTTGGAAGGCTTTGGTCGCATGTATAGCTCAAGCGCAATAGCAGCCCACTACGGCGGGTTTGACTTTGTAGGGTGTGAGTTAGACGAAGATTATTACAAGGCGGCCTGTAAGCGTTTTGATAGCTAGACGGCACAAATAGATATTTTTCAATAACCCTTGCAAGGAATAAACAATCTCTATACTATGTATGGCACAATACAGCAAAGGACATACATATGAAGGTTAAAGCCACATACCGCCTAGATTCTGAATTACTAGACAAGATACATTCAGCAGCAGAAGAAGAGGGGCGCACCCATACATGGTACGTCTCGACCGCGTTAAATCGGTACTTTGATAAACCCACTGGGATAGTTAGCGAGAAAAAGCCAGTGGTTAAAAAGTCCGTAGCCGTAGTAGTGGATGACAATGGCATGGCTGATGTTTTGATTACCTGCTTAAACATGCACGCCGGAACCAACTACCGGCATACAGACAACAATCGCAAGCTGATTAACGCAAGGCTGAAAGATTACAGCTACGATGATGTGTGTGGCGTAATCAAAAAGAAGTGTGCTGAATGGAATGGTGGATCAATGGCTAAGTATTTGCGGCCCTCGACTCTATTCAATGCTACGAAGTTTGAAGAGTATTTAAATCAGAAGATTACAGGCGGCAATCATGAAACCAATCGACCTAAACAGCATATCAAAGAAACTGCACTCGAACGAATGGAGCGAGAGCAAGCAGCAATGGACTTGCGACGAGAGACACCTAAGAATCATGGAGAGGTTTTTTCTGAGGATGGCACAGTTGTATCCACACAAGTTCATATCGGCGGAAGGGGAGCATATTAAAAATGGCGAATATACTAACAATTTTAAAAGATGGTGCGGCGAGCTTGGTCATTTTACTGACAAGCATTGGCAGCGAGCTTACAAGCGGATTGAGGACGATAAAACAAAAGCTGCACATGCGGGTAAAGATTTATGGCCTCCATCTTCGATTGACGTGGTTGCATATGCTTCACCACCACTTTTTACGAAGATGTATAAGGCTTTCGACAGGTCAACGGCTCTTGAAGATATCACAGCCAAAGAAAAGCGGCTCGAGCTTGGAATGTCAGAATGTGACAAGCTGCTCAAGCTATTCGATTAAAGGCGAGTTGCCAACACAACAACAACGATTATTAGATAAGGGGTGGGCAAAATGAGTAACTTAACAGTAGATTTATTGGATGACACATCAATAAGGCTGGCTTTAGATATCCTACATAAGTTAATAAAGCTTGAAACAATAACGGAAGAGACTTCAGATATTCACATGCTAGGGCTTAGTGCTAGAGCTGGGAGCGTAATGAAATATGGTGGGATTAATACGATAAGCGAATTGTGCAGCATGAAGCGGTACGAAATAACTAAGTTACCTAGCGCGGGGAAAAAAACCTTAAGCGAGATTGACGAGGCGTTAGCAGCTATTGGACTAAGATTAAAATAGATCATGGAGTAAGTAATGAACCAGAAAATACAAGTTAAGCAACACTTAGAGGCTGGGTTCAAGATTACCAGCTTAGATGCACGTGAGACGCTAGGAATACTTGACCTGCCCAAAAGAATGAGCGAGTTGAGAGAAGTGGGCTTTGAGTTCAAAGATCGCTGGAAACGGGTTAAAACGCGCTTTGGTGGCTACACTAGAGTTAAAGAATATTATTTATAGGGGGATTTATGATTAAGAAAATTAAGGAATGGATATTTGGCAGGCAAAAAAACAAAAATACGCACTGTCGGGAATGCGGGGGAAAAGCAGATATAGAGAGTGGTTGCTATTGTGATGGCTGCTTAAGTAAATATTTATAACTAATAGGGTGTAACAATGAAAGTGAGGTTAGATGTAGATATTTATAGTTTTACCGTTGTCATAGTTACTACATTTGAGGAATTTAAAAAGTTACACAAAGCCGCAGACAAAGAAAATCTTTTCTGCACGTCTGAATGTGGTCAGTATATTTATGTTTTAGTTAGTGATGAATGGGGTGATTTTTATAACCACTTATTTATTCAGTGTATGTCCCATGAGTTAAATCATGCTGCAATGTGCCTACTTAATCATATCGGCGTTAATTATGATTATGAGAATCAAGAGGCTCTATGCTATTTGCAGGATTTCCTAATGGCTGGATTTTTTAAGGCAGTAGAAAAATATAACACTACACAGAAGAGGTAACAATGAAAGGCAAAAAAGAAACATTAGATTGTATTGCTAATTTTTTCGCTGAGAACGCCCGTTATCCAATACGTAGAGAGATAGCAGAAATACTAGGCGTTACTACAGGTTGCGTGTCAACTCGGCTTGAGAGGCTTAAAACTATGGGTTTAATCGAGCATTACGATAGCAAGATACAAGCAGTTCTGCATATACCGACATTTGCAGAGAAAAAACAAAAAATAAATTGGTATTCAATGTCAATACTAAAAACAGCATAGAGGATAAATAATGTCAAAAGCAATGTGTGCAAGAGAGAAAACGCTAAAAGCAATCACCAAATACTACGAGGTTAACGCGTGCTGGCCGTCGAATAGATGGCTTGGTACTCAGATGGGGATAAAAACGACAGCGTTAAAAACCAATCTAAGAACGCTAGCGGCTGCGGGAAGCATTGAATTGGATGTAGAGCTGCAAATTATCGGATCGGCAAGCGTGCGTAAAAACTGGATGACTATGCCATTGGTGGGGAATGCAGCATGAGCAATGAAAACAGTGAGCATGTAGAAAGAATTTTAAAGTTGTACGAAATAACAATAGCGGAGTATTTGCTTGGCCAAGGGGTTAGCGAAGCAGAGTTTCGCAGTAGATACGGTAAAAGGGCAGTATAAATATATTTAACGAAATACGATAACAATACTTGTATAGTGCCGAGTCTCGTGTATAATTCTTTACATCAACTACAGAAACAGCGAGAAATAAAATGAAAACAATAAGCACTGGAAACAATGAAACTCTTTCAAAAGGTATTAGTAAGAATAGGGATGGTACTTTTACAGCTATGACATTTAGCCAAAGCAAGACGTTTAAAACATTATCCGGAGCAAACAAATGGATGGCGAAAAAGACAGCTTAATCCGTAGTTGTTGCCCATCGCCTTCTCATAGGGATTTGAGCAACGGCATTGGGCAAAATAGGCATATAATTTGCGGCAACTGCTTTTCTCACTGGTACAAAGAAAGATATTGGAATGCAAGAGAGTGGGAAGAGTGGGTTAGTGGTTATGATTACAGTGACAACGAAAGCATAAAAGAGAGTTAATAGTGATATGACAGCAGCAAAGAAAGCAAAATTAATGGGATTAAAGAATCTAAAACAGGCCGTAGATATGGGCTGGGCAAGATCAACGCTTGTCGATATGCACAACAATAAGCCTGAGCGGTTTGAGATTGTGATGCTTGGATGCCTTGCCAAGCAAGATATTCTATTTCATGAGCAGAGACTTAAAGCGGTAAAGTAATGAAAAGGGTATTCTTAAACAGGGTTCAAGCATCTGCATTTTGCGGCGAGCTATTAGCAATGGATTACATAAAGCCGATAGAGGTTGAAGTAAAGCCGTTTAAGCCGAAGAAGACTTACAAACAGGTTAAGTACGCCCACGGTATTATTAAGTTTATCGCTATTGAGCAGGATAGAAGCGTCGAAGCTACCAAGATCATAATGAAGAGTAATTTTGGGCTATTCAGGGTTCATACTTGCTTCATCACAGGTCAAAGGCTTGTCGATCTAACATCACTGGCAAATTACAACAGGGAAGAGATCGAGGCATTCATAACACAGTTAGAGCATTACTGTGACAGTAGCGGGATTGAGTACATTGCAGCCAAAGAGAACGCAGCGTGAAAATTAAAGCAGGTGATAAAATATTAAACCTGTCAGCACCTTGGAGCGGCAAGGTTCGCTCAATGTCTAGGTGGTGGGTAATGGTCGACCTACCAACGCATGAGCCTGTAACGGTAAAGCGCAGTAAGATTAAATATAACGATAATTTTAAGAGTTGGGAGGTGATAGGTGAAGGGTAAGACAAGAACCACAGCAGATATCATATTCCAGAATAAAATCGCTGAGATAGGTTGTATTGTGTGCTTAAACAACGGTATTGAGAATCACGAGGTATCGATACATCATATTGACGGCAGAACAAAGCCAAATGCGCATTGTAAAGTATTGCCTTTGTGCTACCCACATCATCAAGGGGTAGACAATCAAAACCCAAAGCGGTGGTTTACACTACATGGCAACAAGGCGGAATTTGAGCGTAATTATGGTAGTCAATATGATTTACTTAGTCAGTGCATGGAGTTGATATGAGCAAAGTAGAGGAATTGATGGCTTTTCAGCTTAAAGCTATAGGTATTGATTTTGTTAGCGAGCATAGGTTTCACCCTACGCGACGATGGCGCTTTGATTTCGCAATCCCTGAGCTTATGCTGGCGATTGAAGTCGAGGGTATAACTTTCTATGGCAAGAATAAAAACGGCTCTATGAAGCTAGGAAGGCATCAGACAGGCAAGGGTATAGAGGGTGATTTGGAAAAGTACGATCACGCAATGAGATTGGGCTGGAATGTGTATCGCTGCTCTCAGTCAATGGTAAAATCAGGTGTAGCACTTCAAACGATAGAAATACTCATCAATATGAAAAAGGCTGAACTATGAAAAAAGTACTTTTAGAGCGATTCGCTTATTCACCAATGGGAACGTTTGGCGTTTTAACCGTTGATGATTTTTTTTGTTACACCGTTGAGCGGCCTTGGTTAGACAATAAAGCGCGTGAGTCATGTATTCCAGAGGGCGCGTATGGTATCGAGCTTGGCATGTATAACCGAGGCGGCTATCCTGCTTATGAGATAATGGATGTTCCAGATAGATCACTAATTAAAATGCACATAGCGAACAATATGAATGATGTGGTCGGTTGCGTTGGATTTGGCGATAGTCTTGGTTTTTATGAGGGTTTATGGTCTGTATTGAATAGCGGTAAAACGATGAAGAAATTTATGGCGGCGATGGATGGTCAAAACGGCCAGATCATTATTAAATCAAAACAGATATGCGATTGGGGGTAGCGACCATTTTCTTGGCGTTACGAAAATGGTATAATACAACCAAGAGTAATGCAGGCCGCGTAATTGATTGCACGGTAAACGTTCGAGATATGAACTCGGCACTCTTGGTTGATGTAGGTTGTTTAGATGAGAGCGCTGGTAGCTTAATAGGCAAAGCTAGTGGAAAGCTTAAAGGTGAAAATTCTAGATAAATTAACCTTTAGGTGAGCGCACCATGATCTCTAACGTGAGGTGTATGATGTCATTCGAAAGGCATCCTAGCGCTCTCAATCTAAGCAGCTTAACAATAGGGGGATATATGATTTGTGGGCCGTTTATAGCAGCTGAGTTATGTAATGCAGTGAGAGCGCAAGAATACATGAGATTCTGCGAGGCTCAAGCCACTATGGGAAGGAAAGTGCCGTCGAA